TTTAGTACCTTACGTTAATATACTCATTAGCTTGCGGCTGCTCTGGATAACCTTCCATAGCATCCACACCTTTAGCTTCACGCAGTCTAGCCTCGTATAAGGCTTGCATATTCTGAGCCACAGACATACTGCCTGTAATCCCATAAGCTGTATCTGCGGCTAGCCTGTACGCAATAACAGAAGATAATAGGCTGTCATACTGCTCTGTATCATCTATTCTTGCTATGTAAGTGATCTTGCAAGTGCCTTCGTTAGAAAGTATCTTGCGTCCTTCTATCTTGTACATAATGTTGCTGTCATACGCAGCAATCTCATTATCCACAGTAGAGTTCCAAAAAGAAACAACCCTTAAACAATAAGGGTCTGTTGGCAGGGTGTACTGGTATGTAAACCCAAAATCAGGAGCAGTTGCATCTGCTGCAATTTCTTTTCTTACTAACGCAACATTCCAAAGATGCGTTCTCAAAACACTGTCTCTAACAGTATCAAAACGCCTGTTACACAGACGCGCTTCTTTAGAATCTTGGGTTAAAGAAATGATGGTTGCTGCACCTAGCAGATCCATCGCTTCATTACAAATGTCCACAACTGACGGCATTACACACTCCTAATGATGAGAAGGGCAGATTGCTCTGCCCCTCTCTAATTGGCATTAGTCGATGACATACTTGAATGTCAGTTCAATAGTACCAGTGCCAGCAGCACCGCCCATTGTCACTGTGACAGGCAAGCCATCTTTGTTAGCGTCAACAACTGTACCAGAGCCTAGTGCCAGAGTTGCTAATACATCTACCTTTTGACCAGATGTAGAAGCGGCTGCGGCCTTGTAAGCTGCGGCTGCGGCAGACACAGCAGTACCAGATGAATCTGTGTATGCTTCATGTCCTACAGACAGTGTTGTTGATGCACCAAGTGCGTCATGTGCAAGTGAACCTTCCAGCAGACGTGCGCCATTAGGGATGTTGAACATCTCAATAACGTCACCTGATGCCAATGCAGATGCTTCGTAAACAGCGTGTGCTACGCGAATACGACCACCAAGTTCATTGGTATCAATAGCTTCGGCTGGAACATTTTGATTCCACTTTGTCTTTTGTACGGAATATACAGTAGCCATTCTTCAATCTCCTTATTCAGCGCAATCGATTTGAACGACTTTGTTTTCTTCCATCCGTGTACTGCCGATGCTCATGGCGTAGTAGACTTGGGTTGCATAACCCTTGTCTGCACGCTCATCAATGCGAGCATTAACATCACGACCAACACCCAATGCCATGCCATCTTCTGCCCATGCAAAGCAAGTGCGAGTAGATCCAGACAATGCTAGACGGTTTGACATGATAAAAGTGAAGCCCATGAACTGATTGACATCACCCTGCACTAGAGCTTTCACAGTGTTGAAGTCTGAAGATGTTACATTTGTATCACCCAGCAGAGATTCAATCTGATTTGGCCCTACCGCAATGTAGCGTGGGATAGAAGGATCAACGTCAGCCAAGTCCAAAATCTTCTTAGCTTCACGCAACTTGGCAACAGTCATGTCTGTACCACCAGCAGCAATTTGCTGACTAGCAGGCAAGGCTGTTGAAGTTGAGCCAGTTTCACCAGTAAATGCAGTGCCAGTAGCGGCTGCAATGATCTCATCATCAATCGCACGACCCATAGCTGCTGCTGCTGCCATAGCGTAAGATGATGTAGGATCGATTAGCATACGAACCTTGTCCTGATCATCAATCAGGTCAGCATATTCGTAGTCTACCAAGCTCACACGGCGGCGAGCATGAGGTGTATCGATCTGTGGGGTATCCCCATGACGAGTTGTACGCTTGACCGCAGTGGCTACACCAACTTGGTCAAAAAAGGCATTTTTTCCAGTCATAGACTCTACGCGAACTGCATCACGCAGACGAGAACCCATCTGCTGTGATAGCATCTGCACGTTTGCAGAATACTGCTGGACAAATGCCGTAGTTACTTGAGCAGACATATTGTCTCTCCTTTTCTACAGTTTTACATTTGAACTAACTTGCAGTGTGCTACCCGACAACGGACACGCCTAGCTTTTTAAGACTGCTTTCGTCTATCGTCTTTCCGATTGCCAACAGGACGATTTTCACCGCTACCCTGCATGACCACTTGGTAGTACTTGTCTACCAACTGCTCTGGATTTAACATATCACGTTGAGTACCAAACTCTACCGCAATACGCAAACACTCTAGCCGCACTTCAACTGGCGATAACGAATCATCAGCCATGCTGCATCTCCATAAGCTGCTGCATACGCTCTACAGCTTGTCCATGCGTAGGGTTCTTCTTGTCCCAATAAGCATGAGTTCTATCACCCATAATGGCTTGTATCTCATTGCTTGCTTGTTGTACGGACATACCCAATGATGAAGTGCCTTCTGAAACCGTATCTTCACTGGTTACATTTTGCCTGAAATCTGCAATTTTTGCAAACGCTCTGATAACATCAGGGTGATTACCTAGCTTTGTGCCATCAGCCAACTGCATCTCCATGATGCCGCCAGCGTCAAATTGGTCTACAACTTTTTGTGCAGATTCAATTTTGGAATCAAACTTATCACCCCATTCTTGTTGCAAGGCAGCACTAGCTTCTTCTATAGCTTTTGCATTTGTTTCACTAAAGTTATTTAAGTCATTCTCTGCAACAGAACGATAATAGTCTAAAACACCATTTGCTTGGTCTGGTGTTAGACGTAACTTATGCGCAATGTCTGCATATTCTGTTGCACGTTCTTCTGTGATAATATTACCGTCAGGAGAAATGCCATACTTGTCTGGGCTTTCTGGTCTGCCTAACTTGCTGTAAATCCTATCTAAATCTTCCTCTGTTGGGTTTACTGGCATAGGTATTTTGTCTGCGCCTATCAAACGCTGTGCGTTTACATAAGACCTAGCAAGGTTCTCCACATCCTTAATAGGCGATAGGCTTGGGTGTTGTCTTAGATCCTCTGGTATTGAATTTAAGAAGTCGTTACCAGATCCGCCTTGCGCAACTTCAGCAGGGGTTGCCAGCGTTGCTGGTGCTGCTTCTGTAACTTCTGGCTGGATTGCCTGTTCTGCTTCTGACATTGTTAATCCTCTCTTAACATATTGTGAATGTGCAATAGCACTGCTCTTTTGCCTTCCTCAAAGGCTGTAGCATTGGCATCGCCAGCTACATAACTAGAAGTGCGCCAATTACAACGCGCTTCTAGATCCGCTAACACCTGTTTTCCAGCCTCGCTAGTAAACAAGTCGTTATACATTAACTTCATCTTATTTGGATCTTGCATTACTTCTGTACCATTCTAACTGCCTGTGCTGCTTGTGCCGCAGTATAAACATCTTCTTGGTCTTGCTGTCTTTCAGCCATTTCCTGTTGCTGTGCGGCTCTCTGCTCACGTTGCTGCTGTATCTCTACATCAGAAAGCAGAACCGTCTTAGGAACGCCCAGAGCGTCAGTAACGTGGCGTACAAGACCATCAGGATCAATGTGATCACCAACAGGCAATGACTGTGACAATGGCATCAATATTTCTAGTGCCTTCATAGTATTATTAAGACTGCTAGACTTTTGTGCGCGAGCCAATGGTGAAACATATTCAATATCCACATCACGCCCCTGCAATACATCTGGTGGTACTGCCAGCATTTCTTCGCGCAACATCAGCGCAAATGACCTGTCAATCAATGGACGAAGCATCTCGTTCATCAATCTTCCCAGCACAGGGCCAATAACCCTCATACGTTCTTCTTGACGCTGGATAACCTCTGTAGCTGTCATGTTTGGCGCACCGCCTGACAACAACTGGTCTACATAAAACGCAGACCGAATAGCCATGCGTCTTTGTTCTTCCATTTGTAAGCCAATAGGTATGTTAGCACCCACATTAAGAGGCGTAATAGTATCTCTGCTACCAGCCCTGAAGAAGTTGAGGCCACCAGGGTTAGTACGGATCGGGAGGATAAATCCGTCATCAGGCACTAGCAGTGGAGGATCAATCTGCTTTTGTGCCGCCTGTATGATGGTTTTTGACATTAGATTCAACATCTTAACGTCAGGCAGTGCCGTCATGGCCGGGCTGCGGCCCATGGTCTCCGGTAGCTTTCAGGAAGCGCGGAACTACATAGGGCAGTTCCTCAAAGCCACCCTCGCTAATAATCATGCCCGTGCTCTTGCACA